CCTTCCGAAGCGTTCATGTGCGCGATGCGCCAGTCACTGATGCCCTGAGCCGAGAAGGCTCCACCCGCAAACGTGACCGAACCCGGAGCGGTGCCCTTGGCCTCAAGGCCGCGGGAGTTCCACTTCGAGTAGATCGCGCCCGACGCGTTCTGCAACGAGTCGTTGGCCCCGATGATGTCATCGAGCGAGATGATGGCATCGGCAGGCGAGGCCGTGCTGAAGAGGTCCTCTGCGAAGAGGTCCACCAGCGCGGTCGTGCTGTCGGTCTGCTTATGCTGCCACAGGTCCGCCAGCTGGGCTCGGCCGCGGTTGTTGCGCCGCTCTACCCCGCTGATGACGGCTGTGGAGCCGTACAGCTTCCAGTTGGCACGAAGCCCGCGGATCGTGTCGCTCGTGTCCGAGCTGAACTCGCTATAACCGCTAGCGAGGCGTCGCGCGCTTCCGTTCGAGTCCAACTTGGCTCGAACCTTGATCGACTCACCCTGCATAGAGCGAGCCGCCGTACCCGAAGGAGATCCGTCAGCACCGAGCTGACCGGAGAGAACCGCGCCAATCTTACCAGCGAAGATCGAGGCACCCGGATGGCCGTCGAGAGCATTCTCGACAATCTGCGGGTGGATCGCTTCGGCGGTCGTCGACAGGATCTCATTTTGAGTACGGGTTTCGTTGAGATCGGCAATTGCCATTCAACTAATCCTTTGAGATGCTGATGCTCAGCTCCACAGCTTGTCCGGGTCCTTCCCGAGCTTGCGTGTGATGTCCGCCATCAGCGCGTCTACCGTCTGTGAAGTGACCGGCCCCCCGGTTCTGACTGCTACAACCGGCGCGGTCGGCGAAGAACGGTTAGTGTTCTTCGGGTCCGTCGCCCTGAGCATGGTCTCACCATCGGGTTTGGGCGTTGCGTTGGCACTTTCCAGCTTCCGTGCGACGTAGTCTTTGTAGATATCGAGCGTCATCATCTCCAACGTCCTCGCACCGCCGGGGGCTGCGATCTGCTTGAGTTGAAGTGCTGCCGACCTATCACCACTCGCTGCTGCTTTTTCGGTCTGTGCCACTGCCCTGCTGATTTCGGCCTGCGCGGCCGACAGAGCCTCCTTGTCGTCTGCGAACATCGAGAGGGCAGCCTCGATGTTCGTCGACAAGGAACTCTTGAGGCTGACAGCCTCGGTCTCGTTGAGCCTGCTCTGGAGGTCCTCGATCACCTTACCCTGCTGGGCGATGATGTCCGAGAACTTGGCGTGCACTGCCTTGACCTCGGGGTCGAAGATCTCTTCCTCAGGCTCGGGAGCCGGCGGAGGCGCCGTTACTCCGTTTCGTGCGTTGTTCAGGGCTTCTCGGAGCACCGGGTCGGTCTCGACCTGATTCCCCAGTCCTGCCAACTCAACCAGTCTGTCAGTGCCACCCACGGCTTCTACGTACTTGTCCAAGTCCTTCAACTTGTTGTACTTCTCGTAAAGCTCGGTGATGTGGCGGTCTTTCTTCTGGACTTCTTCTACAGCGAAGTCCGCTTCTGCGCGAATACGGTCATGATAGTTAGCGCCGCTCGCGTCGTCGTTCTCTACTGCTTCGGGCTCCTCAATAGGAGTACCCTCTGCTTCGAGGTCACTCATTCAATGCTCCTGTTCGGGTTCTGCTTGCAGCTCGCACCTTTGTACGAATACAGCTTGCCTAGACCCGAGTACATGTCGTTCCTGGCGCCCCCAACCTTCTCAGAGGCCTCCCCGAGCGAGTAGCCCTTCTCTTTCGCGTAGTCGTTGAGTTCCGACCGGCTGGAGAATGGCTCATCTCTCAGATGCAGGTACGTCCGGGGGCTTCCCCACTCGAAGCTGTTGACACGGTTGATTGCTACACGCATCGTGTTACCGCAGCATGTGGGAATGTCGTCGCTCCAAGCGCCATGCACTTCTGCATCACACTCGGGGCAGTAGTAGTCGTGCATCACTGCCATCAGGTCCCTCCTCCGGTGAGGCCCTCAAGGTCCTCTACTCCGACTTGGGGGGCCGCTCCCGCGTTCGCTCCGGGCGCGCCCTGGGCCTCGGGGTCTTGCCCGATCTGCTCGGCGACCTGCTGATCAACGATCATGCGCTGAGCGTCTTGCCCGGCCAGTGTGGCGAGCTGACGCTGGATCAGTACGTGGTTCGCCAGCGGGGCCTGGGGACCGCCGATGATCTCGTAGAACTTCGCCAGGACCGCGAACTCGGCCGCGGGGTCATTAGGCAGCGTGCTGTTCAGCCTCACGCCGTAGTCGAACTCGCCAGCGAGGTCGGAGATAGCCACCTCGACGAAGCCCTGGGCAGCCTCACCCTGAGTGAGAAACAGCATGTTCTCTTCCCCTACGATGGGGATGAATAGCTTGCGTGCGTCTGCTACCTGCAGCATGGCGCGGTGCGACGTGCGGTAGATGTCCACCCAGAACGCCTCGAAAGCGCTCTGCGTGCGGGACCGACCGATAGCCGCCCCCTGCCCGATCTGGTTCGCCTCGGCCGCGGTCTGCACGTTCGCCCGCTGGCCGCGGTCGAAGCTGCTTACGCCCAGCACCTCGCGCATCTGCTCTTTCAACTGGAACAGCAGCCCGACGAGCTGACCGTCGATCGTGCCGATGGACGTCTCTTTGACGATGTCCTGCACCGGGCCGTCGGCGATGATGAACTCAGCCAGGCTATCGGCCGACACCAGATTATCCAGCTGGTCGGCGTTCTGCTGGAATGCGGAGCCGTTCACGGCGATGACCCGCCGCGTCCGGTTGACGAACGCGTTGATGACCGTCCAGATCTTGTTGTAGAGCATCTGCTCGCGCCAGATCATGTTCGGGAACGGAATGCCGAACGGCGAATCCATCTGCTCGTTGAACTGCAGGAGCGAGCCCGGCAGCTGCCCCCACTCGATCGGCCACTCGCGCTCTTCGCGTACCAGCATGTCGGACCCGGGAGAGATGCCGTAGAACGTCCGGCGAGCGGCGTCGTAGACTACCCACTCCTCGTACATCGACATCCCACGGTTCCGCTTGTCGTCCTTCTGCCCCAGGAGGTTGCTGTCGTGGGAAATCCGCGGCTTCCTGCGCTCGTGCAGCGGCCGCAGGTCGACATGAAAAGTGGGCTTCCAGTCGTCGCGGAAGATCAGGTTCGGGTCGTTCCTGATCTGTTGCGCGGTGTAGATGTTGTGGAACGCGATCCACTGGGGCTCGCCATCCATATCGAAGTTGTTCACCAGCGGATCGATGCGTACCTGCCAGGGCATCCTCGCCTGGATCCACGGCAGATCTGGGGTGTGGTTCTTGAACCGGGCGTGGATTACACCCTTCTCATCCTCGAACTCCTCGATCTCCGGCGTGAAGCCGTGCCGCACGAAGCCGAAGTCGCAGAGGATCGCGGACAGCAGCGCGCGGTCTACCTCACGCTTGAACTTCCGCTCGCGGGCCATGGTCTGCAGCAGCCGCTCGTTCAGCCAGGCGCGTCGCCACGCGTCAGGCGCGGCCGCGGTGTCACCGCTGGGCTTCAGGACCGGCTTGGGGTCGCTCGCACTGAGCTGGCTCACCAGCGTGTTCGCGATCGAGAAGATCATGTTCCCGACGAACTGGTCGACCCCATCCACGCTGCTGCCCAGGGCGTCCGGGAACTCGCCGCGGTAGGCGTCCAGATTCCGGAACAGGGTGAAGTCACCGACATCGATGCCCGAGTTCTCGTTCGCGATGAGGCCGTTATGACCCCACTCCGTGTGCGCCATCTCCAAGACGGCCTTCATCTCGGCGACGTCGACCGCCCCTTTTCGCGTGCGGGTCATCTAAAGCCTCCGACGAGCGCGCCGCGCACGCGAGTTACGGTCGGCTTGTGCCGCCGATTCTGGTTCTTGAGGATGCTCTTGCGGAGCTTCGAGAAGTCTGTGTCCTTCAGCTGGACATCGCGCCCCAGGTTCACCGGGGGGCCGCTGGCAACGAAATATCGTGCCATGTCGTACCCGTCATCCCTCGCACCTATCAGGGCGCTTGGCGCATGCGGATCGCGAACCTTCTCGTTATACCGGAGTGTGCTCCACTCATCGATAATCTCGACGTTTGAATCGTGCACCGTTAGAAAGGGTTCTTTGGTGGCCGGATTCACGTCGAGGTAATTCATGAGCAGCATGTGGCTGGCCTTGCGGTCCGCCTGTGCCTGCTTGTTCTGATCCCAGATCGGGAGCCCCTTGCGTCGGAACAGCTCGACCACCTCTGGCTTCTTCGGGTCGCCGATCATTCGCGTGATGCGACCTTCCCAGCCCATCTCCTTGATCACGTCTCGCACCATGTCCACTAGAACGTCCGGCGTGAGGCCGGTCTGGTAGATCGACCTCCGGAGGTGCACCTGCTGCGGCCCCACCATCCAGAAGCCCGCTACAGCCGGGTCGGTGAACCCATAATCGAACGCGATGTGGATGTCCGCCCACTGGCCCCACGACGGCTCGAACGCGATGACGTGCGCGGGCTCGCCCACCTTCCCTTCGGTTACTCGGATAGGTACCACCCGCCCCTTGTGGAAGGTCCACAGCCCGCCAAACTGCTCGGCGAACGACAGGTCCTTCATGGCGTTGCACTGCGTCAGCTCGTCAAAGCAATCGTGGCCGTTCTCTACATGTGGCGTGAGGCGTGCGTCATGTGGCTTGATGAGTGGGGCGCCGGGGTCGACCCGGGCCTCCGCCTTCTGGTGCTCGACCCAGTAGCGCTCGTAGTTGAACTTGGGGTTTGCTCTGGGTGTGAACTGGAAGTGCTCGACCCCGAGGTCGGGGTTCTGAGTCCCTCGCTCGATCTCGTGAAAAATCCACGCCGCCTGGATGTCGGGCGTCGTGGGCCAAACTGACCGGCCGACACGTGTGGACAGATACTTCGTCCAAACGATCTCGGGGAGGCGGGCTGCCTCAGAGAGGATCGCGATGTCGATCTCCTCGCTCTGCAGCGTCTTTTCGTTTGCTGCAGATTTCACCTCGACGATCGTATCCACGTCTCGGCCGGCGGCATTCTTACCCCATCGGAGGTGGATGATCATGTTTCCCTGGACCTTGCTCTTGGTCGCCTTCACGACCTCGTAGTCAAAGCCCAGGGTTTCCCGCCTCTCGATCAGATCTTCCCAGGCGTAGTCGAACTCCTTCGCAAGGTCGTAGTTCGGCGCGACGATCCAGATACGCTGGGTCTCGCAGTCCGGCTCCAGCTGCGCCCGAGCCCCGTGGTGGAATATGTCAGGAAGGACATCTTTCCAGCCGGCGTAGCTTTTGGACGTACGGGCCGGACACGAGATGATCTTCGTCTTGGCTTGTGAGCGATGGAATGCATCGACCACAGGCTCGAAGGTCTCATACCCGAACGCCTTGTGGATCACCTCGCGGAAGTAGTCCCGCTCCGCTTGATGCGGCGTGAGCAATCTAGCCCGTCACCCACAGGTGGAGGTAGCCGTTGACGGTGGCGATCGACGTAGTCATGGTGACGACCAGCCCGCCAGTCTGGACCTCTGCCGCCGCCTCGTCGCCGTCGTCTACCGGCTCCCACGCAGCGCGCACGATGACGTTCTCCCCCGTCTTGACGAACGTGTCACCGGTGGCGACGGTGTTCGTACCGGTGAAGCCGTAAACGAGATGGCGGAGCGTGCCGAGGTTGTGGCCTTGACCAGCGCGTGCGCCGCCCGTGCCGACGACCTGCGGGTCGCTCGAAGCTGAATCCGGAACCATAGTAGCCAAGGTAGTACCTCTGGGGACATTTGTGTAAGGATCCATAGAACATAGCCAGAGCCCAGAATCCTGTCAACCCTTATTTCATTTATTTTCCCCCTCGGGGCTTTTTCTCACCCCCGCATTTTCAGGGACACACTGTCACAGTGATCGCGACCCCCACCCCCCGGAAGGCCCCCCGGGAATCCCCCAGGGAATCTGACACACCGTCACCTGACGGATCGTAAGGTGACACACCGTCAGATTGCAAGCGCAATGTGGTGCAACATCATGTTGCATGCCAATCGTGGCTGCGCCATATCATGTGGCGCAACGCATTGTTGCATGCAACATGATGCATGCATGGGTGAATCACTACACATTGGGCCATGCAGGGTGAATCCCTACACATTGGGTCATGTATTGGCAGTCAGCGTGCCAAATGATACATGTATCATGATACACTGATGCAAGTAACGGCTATTGCACGAAAAGAGAATCTCTATTATCCCCAGGAAAGTATCTCACCAGCAAACTATATCCCTAGGGGCTGCAACATAATGTTGCAGCCCCCAAGGTAACCAGACATCACCCAGAGGCGGATACCGCGTCAGACGCCGCAGGATGCCCTGTAATTGATTTTTCATTGAACCGGGGCAAGGCTACCTAATCGTCGAGAAGTCTATTTTCGATACATTTTGTCACAAACGAGACATTATGTCACACCCCCTCGTGCACCTATACGTAGCCAGAAAAATGCGTGAAAATGTCGATTTGTGATTGACATTCGGAGGCAGATAGCCGATACTAGTTCCAGTGGCCGAGACAAACCAACGGCCTGAAGGAGCAGACAACATGGAAGGTTGGGCAGCAATCTACGCAGGACTGGTACTCGGGAGCATCGCTCTCGCGGTCATCACGGTCGTCGGGACCGCGCTGGCGTTCGAAGCAGTGAGCTGGATCAAGGGGAGGAAGTAACCATGGCAATCGAACAGAAGCGACATGACGCATGGAACGCCATCGGCGAGATTCGCGACGAACTGAGCGCGGCAGACGGCGATTGGCACGATACGATCATATACCTCACGCTTGCACGCGAACGACTCCGGTCGGGGGACAGCGCGGGGGCGCCGGCCCGACGACGCCTCGCGATGCTGCTTCTCATGGACGCTCTGTCAGAGGTTGACGGTCGGTCGGCGACACTTTGGAATCGAATCGCTAACGTGGCAGCGGACTTGACGGTCTGACCGCTCACCATAGCCAGCCAACGCCCCGCCGACGCAATGTCGAGCGGGGCTGCGGCAGTAGAAGGGCCACACCAAACCACCGGCCTTGAGGAGAATGAAATGGGATTCTTGAAGAACTTGAGCGATACGGAAAAGACTGCAGCGATCCAGGCACTCGGCGACGAGCGACGGCAGCAGCTGATTCGCGGCACGTATCACGGCGCGAACGTCGCGGGGATGGACCTCGATGAAGCGATGCACTTGACCGGCGCGGATTTCACCGTTCGGAAGGAAACCATCCAAACGACGAGCGGAGAGCTGATCGGGTCACACGTGGCCGGAGTCAACGCGAGCACCGGCAAACCTTTGTCGGTCGTCGGCGCGGGATTCGGCTTCGTGGATCATTCCCAGGCGATCGCGCCGATTCGCCCGATCCTGGATCGGGGGGATGCGTACCTTCAGGCCATCGACATGCGGGACGAGGGCGCGCGGTTCGAAGCGTACGCCACACTCGGCTTCTCGCAGGTCGAGCGCGCTGGACTCGATCGAGCCGACGCGCTCTGTCACACTCTGCGGGTTAGCAACGCGCACGATGGATCGAGTCAACTCACGTTGGGTGTTTCGATCCGACGGCTAATCTGCGATAACGGGATGGGCTTCAACGAACTAGCCGTGCAGGAGCGCACGCGACACTCGTCGAAGGTGCAAGAGCGGATGCCCGATTTCGGGTCAAGCGTACTAGAGGCGCTCACGGCCGCGGAGTCCGCGACCGAGACCTTTCAGGCGCTCGCCGACTCCGCCATGGCATCGGCCGAGTTCGTCGAGTTCGCGAACGCTCTGCTGATCGCGGAGCGAGGCGAAGTGAAGACGGAGCGGGGGGAGCGTCGCCGCGAGTCCGATTTGACGGACCTGCTCGGGCTCTTCGAGTCTGGCGCGGGCAATCTCGGACAGGATCGGTACGATGCGCTGAACGCGGTCACGGAGTGGCTAACGCCTCGACGTGAGGCCTACGCGGACGCTTCGAAGTATGCGCGGGCGTACTACACGAACGAGACCGGAACGCGCGCACGCACGCGCTCGCGAGCGCTCCGCATGCTCACCGCGTAGGCCCGCGCCTTACGAGCCAGCCCCACTAGCGCAATGCTAGTGGGGCTTTCGGGGTAGGAGCATACCGCTCCGAAAGGGGAAAAACGAGATGCCTAGAAACGAATGGGAGCGTCTTGAGTGGCGCGAACTAGACCGGAATACGCTTTGGACGCGGACCGGCACCGGGGATCCGCGGTGGATCGCTGAGCACGCGCGGGGGGCAACGACCCTCCGCCGGGTCCAGGGGGCGGGCGCTACGTTCCACTCCGAGGTTATCGCCGAAATCGACGAGCCCTACTTCAAACGAGGGACGCTCGCGTCCTTCGAGTGGCAGATTATGCTTCGCGAAGGCGACGGAGAGCGGGAAGTCAACCCGTGAGACTACGGCTCACGCCTTACGAACCAGCCCCACTAGCGCAATGCTAGTGGGGCTTTCGGGGTAGGAGCATACCGCTCCGAAAGGGGAAAAACGAGATGCCTAATTTGCAATACACCGAATGCCCCGCGCATTGGCCTGGAGATTGTGACGATGCGTACTGTCAGGACCGCGAGGAGCGACCCGTGGCACTACCGCTGCGCCCGTATTGGGTCGACGAATGCGATCACGGCCCCGACGAGTTCCTCGGGAGCGTTTTCGAGGATGGTCGGCCGGTAGACGTTTACGTCTTCGCAGAGGCCTCGGGAATCGTCGGAACGTGCGTCCGTTTCGGGGATCGACCCGAAGACTACCGTTCGGGGGAAGGGATGGGGAAAGTACCGCTTTCACGCGAGCGCGCCGCGTCGCACGTTATCGCGGCACGACTCTACGAAATGGGGCGGGACGTCCGATGGTATTGAGACTACTCACCATCCTACTGCTCGCGCTCTCGATCGGGTGCGCGGGTGTAACCCGGCCGGCGTGCGATGCGCGCTGCGCCGTTGACTGCATGGGGGAAACGAGATGAGCCAGACGCTACTGACTAGGGGGCAGTCGAGCCCGAAATTGACTAAGGGGAGCGCGGGCATCGAGTCCGTGATTCTGCACCTGGCGCCCGGACGGACGTGCCCTTGGGCCACTCGTGGCTGCCTCGCGGCATGCCTGAACACGGCGGGGCGTGGGGCTATGTCCTGCGTGCAAGTCGCGAGGCAGCGGCGCACCGATTGGTTCTTCGAGGACCGGGTCGGATTCATGCGCCGGCTTTCGCGGGAACTGCGGAATCTGGAGAAACGGGCCGAGCGCGCGGGGTTCACACCCGTCGCGAGGTTGAACGGGACGAGCGATATTCCGTGGGAGTCCTTCCACTCTCTGGGGGGTCGATCGATCTTCGAACGGCATCCGGGAATCGTGAGCTACGACTACACGAAGAGCGTCAAGCGAGCCTACGCAGCGCTAGAGGCGGACTGGCCAGCCAACTATTCGTTGACGCTGAGTCGGACCGAAGACTGGCTGCCAGGGCAAGTAGAACTCCATTGCTCGAATGACGTGAACGTCGCAGTAGTGTTCGACACTCCGAAGGGCGAACCGCTCCCGGAGACGTTCGAAGGCGTGACCGTGATTGACGGTCGCGTCGACGATTGGCGGTTCAAAGATCCGCGCGGAGTCGTGGTCGGGCTGTCCGCCCTTGGCAAGGCGCGGAGGGACACGACGGGGTTCGTCGTTCGGGGTGCCTAGGGTAGTGCCACATGGGCTGGGCAGCATTCTCGGCCGCGGGGTACCCGTGGGGATGCGGGAACGTGACCCGGAGTCATGTTGCCTGCTCGACAGGAAGAGGGAAAGCGCTCTTGACCCTTGAGTTCTACACGACCCATGAAAAGGGTCGCTTGACCCATGAAGTAGGTCGACAGGAAGAGGGAAAGCGCTCTTGACCCTTGAGATTGAGCCGTTGCGCTGCTGGGCTGAAGAGGTCCTATGCTCGTTGTTGGGGTGCAGAAATTTTTACTCTCGGGTCCCGCGAGGGTGGCGCCCTCACTGGCGGTCGGGCCCCTCGTCCCGAGAGTAACTTTATTTTT